AGATCTCGGCGGCGGCGAAGACGTTCCCGCCCGGACTGCAAATCCAGACCGTCACATCCCCCTCCTCGGCTTCCAGCTCTTCCCGGAACATCCGCGGGGTCACTTCATCCCCCCAGAAGGAATCCTCGTCGATAGGACCCTCCAAGCGGAGAACACGCTCGCCCACGTCGTTCCGGACAAAGTTCCAGAATTTCTTCATCGGTTACCTCCTCTGTTTTCGGCGCTCTTCATGGCGCTCGGTGTGTCTCTTGTTTTCGTGCTGCTCCTCCTTCCCATCTTCACCCTCATCGGGCTCCTCCTGCTTCGGCTCTTTTTCCGGTTCCTTCCCGGTTTCAGGCTTGCCGACATCCCCGGCTTCGACCCCATACTGCTGGCCGACGTCCTTCAGCTTGATGAAGGTGCCGTTGACGATGTGGAAGTTTCCCCCTTCCTTCTCTGGGAGCGGAGGCATGTTTTCCTTGCGCCTCGCTTCATTTGGGGAGATGATGCCTGTGGAAATCCCGACGGAGTAGCCGTCCATGCGGCTTTTGTAGTCGCCGCGCAGAAGCCCATCCACGTTGAACTTCGGGAAAAACTGATCCTTCTCGTCCTCTACCAGCAGATCCTTCACGATTGCCTTTTCTATGCGCACCAGCCAGGGGTCCAGTGTGTGTACCACAAAGTCGATGGACTGGTGTTCGATGTTGGAGAAGGTCGCCCGCTTGAGGTCCTGCACCATATGGGGCGGGACACGGAATATGCGGCAGATCTCCTCTACGCCGAATTCGCGGGTGGAGAGGAATTGGGAATCCTCCGGCGGCAAAGAGATGGGTTTATACGACATGCCCTCTTCGAGGACTGCAACACGATGGGCGTTTCCGGCTCCGCCATAGGCTTTGACCCAGTTGTCACGGATCTTCTGGGGGTCCTTTAGGACACCGGGGTGTTCCAAAACACCTGCCGGCTGCGCACCGTTTTTGAAGAAGGCGCTGCCGTATTTCTCGACTGCCATTGTGGTACCGAGGGAGTTCTTCATCATGGCTATGGGCGAAAAGCCGACCAGTCCATTGAATGACAGCCCAGGAATATGCATCACCTCATCACGCCGAAGGATGATGTCCTTATTGTTCTCTCCGGGAACCTCATTGGTGTAGGCGTGGTAGATGTAATACAGCTCGCCTTGTTCGGTGCGGTCAATCTCCACGTTTTCAGGCAGGAGCGGATACAGGCCCAGAATCGCATTCTTACCGTCCCTCACTATCTGACTATAGGAGTTTCCCCACAGCAACAGGTGGGTCATGACCGCTTCCCAATAGGAAAAGCTGGACATTTCAGGATTTGGCTCCCGGTAGAGAATTCTATACAGCGGGTGGTCCGTTGCCTTTTCCTGTCCGTCATCTCCTGTCACCTTGAACAGGTGCAGGGGAAGCTGCGCCACCGACTCCGAAAGGAGACGCACGCAGGCATACACGGTTGCGATCTGCATGGCGGATTTCTCATCCACCTGCTCGCCGCTGTTGGCTCTGCCGAACACAAACAGAGTCCCGGAATCCCGGACGTTATCCTGGATATCTGGCCGTGCGGGAGCGTCCCTCGGATTGTTGAATCCGAGCCAGCTCATAAAGCTCATTGTTTACTTCTCCTCCTTCAGCTTTGCCATCTCCCGGTCACATGCCACCATGCACAGCCGGTAGATGTCGTTGCGATCTTCTTTGCTGAGAACGTCATGCATTGTGAGACTCGTGATTCGCTCTATGAAATCCCGCTTCTCGACCATAGTCATCTGCAATAGCCATTACCTCTCTCTTCCAGCTTCGGCGCTCTCTGCGCTTTGCCAGACGTTTATTGAATATCTTCATTTTTGACCAGCCCCGATGGTTGGCCGCCCAGCAGGCGAAGTGACGGTCAAATTCAGACTGCCAGGGCAGAAAACCTTTCAGATAGTTGGCTCGCTTCATGGATACACCACCTCTAATAAAACGACCTTTACTTTTCCGCTCCCTAATAGCAATGTAGAAAGCGCAAAAGTAAAGGTCAAAAAATGAGCAGCTCATGGGTCGGATCGTCGTATACGCTCCCGGTCGCTCCCTCGTGCCGGATGCAACGATCCAGCGCCATGATCGCCGCCACAATGCCGTCGATCTTCTCTGGGCTTTTCGCTTTGGTGCACTTGATGTTTCCCGCAGGATCTGTGTCTACCACAACATTCCCAGCCATCCAGCGCATCACGGGGTTTCCTCCGTGCTGTATGCGTCCCTCCATGAGGAGCTTATAGAACTCCTTGGTCGGTGGCGACATTGATGCGAATCCCTGACCGAAAGGCACAACTGTAAAGCCCATGCCCTCAAGGTCCTGTGTCATCTGCGTTGCTCCCCAGCGGTCGAAGGCAATCTCCAGGATGTGGTACTTCTCGCCCAGGTCATGGATGAACTGTTCGATGAAACCGTAGTGGATAACGTTGCCCTCGGTTGCCAGAAGGTAGCCCTGTTGATGCCAGACATCATAGGGAACGGACGCTCTGCGAACTCGGATTGGGATGGTTTCCTCCGGCACCCAGAAGAATGGGAGCATGATGTATTTTTCCGTCTCATCTCTTGGCGGAAACATAAGTACAAATGCTGTAATGTCGCCCGTACTGGAGAGATCCAGGCCGCCATAACAGTCCCGGCCTTCCAGAGAACTGATGTCGATAGGATCCTTGCCGAGGTCATAGATGTATTCCGGAATAAAACGTGTCAGGCTGGACACCCACATATTGAGTCGGAGCTGTTTGAATACGTTTTCTTCCGCCGGATTATCCAAGGCTTCCCGGTACATGTCCCTGACGCGTTCAATGGTAATCGTCTGGCCAAGGCTGGGGTTGGCCTTGTACCAGTTGGCCTCATCATGCCAATCGTCGTCATCCGCAAGACCGTAAACTACGGGATAAAAAGATGGGTCGATTTTTCGCCCGTCCAGGATGTCCTTTGCTTTTTGATGCAGCTCATAGCAGATGCTTTCGCGGTCTGTACCTGCGGTCGTGATCAGGAAGTACAGCGGCTGTTCGCGGGCGTCGCCGGAGCCTTTGGTCAGCACATCGTAGAGCTTCCTGTTGGGCTGGGCATGTAATTCATCGAATACCAGCCCAGAGACATTTAGTCCATGCTTGGTAGCGACTTCCGCCGAGAGCACCTGATAGAACCCGGCGTTGCTGTAATTCACAATACGCTTGGTCGCGCCCATGATCTTGGAGCGTTTCAAAAGCGCTGGCGTCATCTCCACCATCTGCTTGGCGACATCAAAAACGATGGACGCCTGCTGCCGGTCGGCAGCCGCGCCGTACACTTCGGCGGAAGGCTCATTGTCTGCATAAAGAAGATGCAGAGCAACAGCGGCTGCGAGCTCACTCTTACCATTTTTCTTGCCTATTTCCACAAAGGCAGTACGGAACTGGCGCTTCCCGTTCTCGTCCACGATACCAAACACATCCCGGATGACCTGTTCCTGCCAGGGGAAAAGCCAGAAAGGTTTTCCGGCCCATTTCCCCTTGGTGTGTTTCAGGTTTTCAATGAAACGTACCGCCCGGTCAGCCTTTGTTTCGTCATAATGAGATGTTGGGAGCATGAACCGGGTCGGTACGTATCTTGCAAGTTTAGGAATTGTTGCGGGTCTCTCAGTCACGATCATTCGCCTCCCAGAAGCGCATCCATATCATCGGTAGGACTGTTTCCATCATTTCCGGCGATAATCCGGCTTCTGGCGGCAGGCGTCAGGCCAAACTGCTCAGCGAACTGGTTCATGAGGCGAAGGTACTGCTGCGCAATTGATATATACGGGACCTGCTGGGGATAACCGGATGGAGTGCGGATGACAAGACCTCTATCCGTGATCCTCTCTTCTGCCTGTTTCCATCGGGCGTATGCCTGACAGTAACCGGCGAAAGCAGCCATATCCACTTCGGTAAGAACACCCATGGCCTCCATCTTTTTGGCAAGCCTCCGCCACTCTTTCTTTGCCTCTGGCTCCAGCCATTTGGGGCATGCGGGGGCCTTCTTGACAGGCTTAGGTTCATTTTTGTTGAGTTCCCGCTTTCCGGGGTTGCCCTCCAGTTCTTTAATCGCCGTGGGAGTTGGCTTTCTACCTCTCGTTGCCATATTTGAAACCAAAACCTCCTTGAAGCCAAAAATGCGCAAAAAGAAAGGACCTGAGGTTTTTCCTCAGATCCCTTGCTGCTCTCAGTGCCCGGCAGCCTCACCGCCACTTCTGATGCTATCATCATATCAGAAATTTCAAGTCTTGTCGTCTCACGATTTGGACACTTTTATACTTGGATTATAACTGTATCATCGCAGTGATCTCAAAATCTCGGTTAAACTCCTCGATGCTGACGGTCTTGTCATCGCTGCCGTCGTCAGCGCCGTAGTAGAGCTCGACGCCCTCAGCGCAGGTGTTGGCGACACCTTCCTTGCCGGTTGCCTTTTCCCGTATCTCGATTGTGTGGCAGGTCTGCTCTGCCAGGAT